TATCTTGGATTTGCCATTATTTTTTTCCTCCGTTGTTTCTAAAAATTTGTGTACCCTTTATACCATATATGCTCGCAACGACAAGGATCCACAAATTTGTAAACCAACTAGGGAGTGCTGCGAAGTGTTCGAAGAACACGTTCACTTTGTCCATAGCTGATGGATCGTCACTTACAACTGCCCAGGCCAAAATTGCTATTGGCGCCGAGAGAATTAATAAAACCGCCTCGTCCTTCCAATCTGATTGACGGGCTTCTAAAAGTTTTCCTTGGTAAGCTTCTTTTCCTTCTGCCATACGAGAAGCGTGCATAAGCTGTGCATCAGACATAGCTATCTTTGTCTTCTGCTTGTTAGCATAGATCTTACTTCCAGCAGAGACGGCTAATTTAATTGCCGACAACCACATATTAGTACCAAGTTGCCTTTACAGGTCTTTTATCTGGTCTCATACGTCTTGTACCTTTTACATCCACAGTTTGTGAAGTGTATGGGTCAGTCATTTCGACTGGAATTCCACCTTGTTGCTCACCTTTTGAGTTTGCACCAAGTTCAGGAACAACTTTTACGTTGTCTCGACCATTTTTTTTATTTTTAACCATAATGTTTCTCCTTAATTTGGTTTATATCTATTTTTTTGGAAAGTTTCTACCAAAATCGTGAATTTTACTTTGGTCAGCCATTGATTGTTTTGCTAAAGACACTCCAGCACGCAATCCAGCAAGATCTGCCTCTTGTTCAAGTTTTGCTTCTTGATTTTCTTGGTTCATCATTGCTTTCATCTTATCAAGATCCAATCTTTCTTGACCTTCTTCTTCTTTTCTTTGATTTTCTTGTGCTCTAAGATCAATTTCTCTACCTTTTAGTCTAAGTAGAGGGTCTCCACCAAATTCACCCATAATTTTTTCTTCTTCTTTAGCAAAATCTTCCTGCATTTCTGCAATTAATTTCGCTTTTCTAGATTCAATTTGGTTTGTAATCTGTTGTAGACGTTGTTGTGCCTGCATAACTTGTGGATTTTGCATCATACCTTGTGCCATTGCAGGATTTTGCGCACCCATCGCTTGCATCTGTTGTTGAATCATTTGTACTTCTTGTAATTCTTCTACAAATTCTAATTGTACTTGCTCTTGTGCCATTAAACTAATGTGCTCTAATATATTTTTTTGTAAAGCAGCCATTGCACCAGGATTATTTTGTGTTTGATTTAATCTCATAAAGTTTAAATGCGCATCGATGTGAGCTTTGTGGTCTTGACCAGGAAACGCTTGATATGGTTTCATACTCATTGCCATAATATGTTCTAATGCTGGGTCCATTGGCATTGGTGCTGCAGGTGGTGGTAGAATTGCATTAACATTTTTTACCCCCAGCGCGTCATACATAGATCTATATGCTTGATACAGATTATGTATTCGAGGATTTGATTGCGCCAGTTGTAATTGAGATTGAGCTAACGATATTCTTTGCGTCTGTGAGAAGATGTTTGGATCTGCTACAGGTAATATATCGACTCTATCATCAAAATCTTGAACTTTGATTTCTCTAGATGCACCAGGTACATCGTAAGGATAAACAGGAGGTAAGTATGATTTAAATACTTCTGCTAATAATTTAAATTCTTGTTTTAAACCTACGTATAATCTTTTGTGAATTGCTGACATCACCCGCGATCCACGTTCCAATAATGCAACAGTCGTACCAACTGCAGCGGCTTGGTTCATATCACCCACTTGTGAATCTGCGATGCTCGCGAATCGCTGGCCCGCGGAAACAACTACACCCATTAACTGAAGTAAAGTTGCATCCGGGCCTTTGAAGGGTAGAGTCATAAACTGATCCTTGATGTTTCCACCGGGAGCGTCTACGTCTCTAAACTCACCAGGCTGTAGAGGTTGAGCGTCATCTCTGACTCTAATGCCTCTGGATTTAAATCCTGCTGGTAAGTTAGCTAAAGTTCCTGCATCAAGTAATTGTCTTAATGCTGCTGTTGCAGTTCTTGTTAATCCACCAATCATATGGATTAAACCGAAACCATAGAAACCAGTTCCTGGTAAAAATTTAAACTGCACAAAGTAATTTATTTTTTTCTTTAACGGATCGTTTTCTTTATAGTTTCTTCTTATAGATAAAATTTTATTATTAGATTGAGCAATAGTAATTACATATGGAAGTTTAATTCCTGTAGGCTCACCAGCTTCATCCATATCTTCATAACCTTCTAAGTCAAGATCGGTATGTATTTCATAAAGAACAAATTGATCTTCTTGACCGTCTTTAGAAATTCCTTCAAGTTCTAATTTTTTATCTTGTAATTGATTTTCAGTTACAGGAGGATTTCCTAATTCTATGTCTCTATAAAATCCACCAACCTGTTGTTTTCTTAATTCGTTTTCTGACATTTTAATAACGTGAATAACTGCCTCTGCATCATCTAAAGAATTTGCAGAGTAAGGTACGATTAAATCTTCTGCTGGTACAAATTTAGAAACCGCTCTACCTAAAAGATCGTCGTAGTAAACTTTCTTAAAGGTAGATCCGGATAGAGGTAAATAAAATAACATTTGATCAAACTCTGGTTCATACTCTTTCATCTGATCCATAATTTGATAGTTCATAAAATCTTTAACACGTTTAGCTTGCTCTTCTTTAGGAACATTTGCATCTCCCATAATCTGAGTTCTAACCGGTCCGTCGGATGGTAATAATTCTTTGTAAGCTTGAGCTTGAAATTGTGTAACTGCTTCAGCAAGCACAGGGTGATTAACACCACTAGCTCCTCTGAAAGGTTCTGTTCGTCTTTCGTATTTAAAACCTAAAAGTTCTAAACCGTTTTTATAAGTATCTTCCCAGTCTCCACGAGACTCTTTGTATTCATTGTATTGCTCTACCATTTTAGAACCCAAAGGATCTAAAATTTCTTCACCTAAAAATTCTGCAAGGTTTTCAAAATGGTCTTCACCTCCTTCAGGAGATGCTGCCTTTGGATCAAAAGAAACTTCTGCTCCACCTTCTTCAGTCATTTCTACTTCAACAGGTCCGCCTTCAGTGTCAATCTTTTCAATATCTTCTTTAATTGATTCTTGAATTTCTACTTCACCTGGAACTTCGACAGTTGTTTTTGTATTCGGTAATGGTTTATCTATTTCGGCCATTTTGCTAATCTATCCTCTTTTGTTAAATGTTTCAATCACTTCTTCTAGAAGTGCTGTGTTCTGTTGTTTTGGTTCTTCTATTGGCATTGGATTTAATTTAGCCCATTGTAATATCTCTGCTTGTGTAGCAGGTGTATCATCTGGTTTTACAATTGCACCAATTATTTCGTTGTATTCTAATTTCATTATATTTTTTTAAAGTCTACGTCTATTTGATTATAATCTATCATCATATAACCATTAGAGTGTTTAACTGATGCCCAAGGTACTTCGTGAGCCATCGCTCCTTGATAAGTTGTTGGACTATCTTTGTAATTAAATTTATAAATGTTTATGTTAGATGGTGACTTACCTATTAACTCTACATTTTCTTTTAATCTAATATCACTGAAACCTAGATCTGAACTTCTATTATCTCTAGATCTTTGGCTGCTGCCGCCGTAACCACCATCTCTAGAATTATCTCTATCAGATCTGTAATTACCTGCGCCACCACTAGTTGTAAAACCGGTTGTTGCTTTTTGTGCATCTACAATAGTTTGTCTTCTAGCTAACTCTCTTTCTCTTGCAGCTTTTTCTGCAGCAGCAATTGTTGCTGCAGCTTCCCTTTGTTTTTTAGCTGCTTCTTCTATAGCTTTTTGTTTTTGTCTTTCAACCGCATCTTTTTGTTTTTTATTTAAATTTTCAACTGCTGTTCTTTGTTGATAAGCTAATACTTGTTTTGCATAAGTACTATTTATATCTTTCATTTTATTATAAGCATCAGGATCATTAATATCAATTCCTTTACTAGAAAAGAAATTTCCTAGTTCATCCAATCTTTGACTCATTCTATCTGTGTAATCTCTTGTAGTATCCCCTGTTAGTCCTAGGAAGCCATCTTTTCTATCAAAAGTTGCTAACCCAAATTCATCTCTTGCACCTGTATTTCCAAAGCCTGCACCATCGACTGTGTATTTACTTTGTAAACTTTTCGGACCTGCTGGTCCAAACATTGCTTCTAGGCCTTTTTTAGCAGTTCCAACATAAGGAATCATATTTGCTAACTGACTTGCTTTACCAGGCACTTTTGCATCAGGAAAATTAGATGGTCTTCCAAAAAATTGACTGTAGTTATCATATTGTGATCTTATCATATCTCTATTTAAACCTGGTAGTCCTTCAATATCTGTTGTCATAAAACCTAATTCTGCAGGTCCTCGTAAATTTGAAACGCCAGTTGGTGTTGTAAATTGTGAAAGTTGTCTAGGAGGTGTGCTTGTAAATGCATCTATAGTTTTTCCAATAAAACCTTCTCTTTCTTTTTTTGCAGGCTCGGCATCATAAAAACTCATTCCAAGTGCTGCAGGATTAATTTCTAATTTTTTACCTGGACCAAAATTGCTACCATCTCCTACAGTTAAATCTCTATAACTTAATTGATCTACTTTTGAATAAGGTTGTGGGTCTGTAATTCCTAAATTATCACTAACACTTGGTGTTGTTTCTGGTGTTGTGCCTGAATCTGCAGTTGGTAATTCATACCCTGCTCTTTTAATAGCATCCGAGATCGCCTGATCAGTTGCACCGTACGCTTTCATCGAATCGTAAATAGATAATGATGGGCCCTCTAATGCCGGACCGCCCATAAATAAATTTTGTCTTTTAGGTTGAAATAAAACTTCGATACCAATCGATCCGCCGTCCGCTTTTGATTCGAATTTTTTAGTTTGTTCCATTGCTTCTTTTACAGCTTCTCCAAACTCAAACCCT